CCGGTGGGCGGCCAGGACCGGCGCGATCAGCGACACCAGGCTCCGCGGGACGACGACCTCGCCCGGCTCGAGCATCGCCGGCACGATGTCGCCGAACCCGCTGCCGGGGACCAGGCCGCCGGTCTGCGCGTGGATCCGCATCCCCGCCGGGCCGCCGGCCATCGTCATCGGGGCGACCCCGCCGGGAGGGGTCAGCGCGCCGATCTGCCGGGAGATCGTGGTGTTGATCGTGGTGATCTGGATCGTCACGGACTTGCCGTGGACCGAGTTGATGGCCGCCTGGACCGCCGCGACGCCCGCCGCCAGCGCCTGGACGGTGATCGTCTTGCCGTGCAGGCTGTTGATCTGCGCCTGCGCGGCGGCGATGCCGACAGCCTCGGCCTCGATCTTCACCCTCATGGCCTTGCCGACGCCGGCTTGCGCGAGGACCGCATCGAGGCTGGCCTTCAGGGCGGCCCCGCCCTGGACCCCGGCGGCCCGCAGCTGGCCTACCAGGTCGGCGGTGTTGACCTTGACGTTGACGCCCTGCTGGATTTTCGACGCGTCCTGGGCGATCTTCGCGACCTGCTGCGCCTGGATCGCGGGCCCGGTCTGGCCGAGAAGCTGCTTCGCCACCGCCGGGAGGTTCGACAGGTGGATCGTCATGGCGGTCATGGCCGCCTGCGCCTGCCGGGCGTTGTCGGCGATCTGCTTCGTTGCGCTCACGGCAGCGGAGTAGTTCTGCGCCTGCGACTTGGACGGGTCGTAGTACCCGGTGATGCCCTGCTGGGCTCCCTGCTGCATCAGCATCGCCAGCGCGGCCGGGGACTGGCGGGCCATCGGGAGGAACTGCCTCAACTCGTACCCGGTGAGCCCGGCCGCCTGCCCCTGGGTCAGGGCGTTCAGCGTCAGGCCGGTCCGCATCTGGTCGTTGAACCCCTGCATCTGCGTGACGATCCCCGGCTGCGAGGCGGACGTGGAAGCGAACGCGTTCCACGCCGCGACTCCCGCAGGGCTGGTGAACGAGGTAAGCGCTTTCGCCATCACCCCGGCGGGGGCTGCGCCATGCGCGGCTGCCAGCGAACCCATGGCGAGCGGCCCGGTCGCCATGATCTGCGTCATCGAGTCCATCGCCTGGTTGACTTTCGCCAGGTTCTGCATGGCACCCGAGGACATGATCTGCTGCCCGGCGACCGCCGCGCCGAACGCCCCCGGGCTCTGCGTCATCGGCCCGATGATCGAGACGTAGCTCGCGAGCTGCGACAGCGCGGTCTTGTTCAGCTTCCCGCCGGGACCGAACGAGTGCGGGATGTCGATCATGGCGTCCTGGGCCATCTGGAACGCGTTCGCCAGGGTCACGCCGTGCATCCCGAGACCCTTCAGCGCGGTCACCAGCTGCGGGACCGCGCCGACCATTTCTCCCAGCTGCTGGGCGAAACTTCCGGCCGCGTTCGCGTACACGTCCCGGGTGGTCGGCCCGATCGGGCCGAACCGCGCGAACGTCGAAGGGGCCTCGTTGGCGCCCAGCATGTCCGCGCCCGGCCCGCTGGGGACCGACGCGGCGCCCGCGCTGGCGACGGTGATCGCATGGGCGAGCGGGTGAATCGCCGTGGTGAACCCCGCCCCGCCGATCCCGGCCTGCAGCGCGGCCATCTGCCGCTGAGCAGACGACGGCATCGTCTGGGACAGCATCGCGAGCGCCTGGATGGCCATCCCGATGCCGCCGGTTTCCGGCCCGGTCAGCGCCCCGAGGAAATCCCCGGCCCCCATCATGCCGAGGCCCACATCGCCGAGGGTGCCGCCCAGGCCCCTCGCGGCGAGAGCCTCCCCGCCCCTGCCGAGCAGCCCGCCGATCCCGCCGACCCCGCGCAGCCCAAGCATCCTGCCGATGAGCCCCTGCCCGCCGAGCAGCGCCGGACCCCACCGGGACGCCGCCTCGTAGGTGAAGAACGACTTCAGCAGCGGCCCCGGCAGTTCGCTCGCGGACCGCAGCAGGCCCGTCGCGCCCGTCAGCGAGCCCAGCAGGTCAGCACCCACCCCGGGCAGGTTCGGGGCGAAGTTCAGCGCCGCCATGCCCAGGTTCGAGCCGATGTCCCCGAACTCCCGCAGGTACCCCGGCCCGCCGCCCAGCGCGTCCGCGAGTTTCTTCCCGACACCCCCCTGGGTGATGTTCGTGACCAGGTTCGCCATCCCCCGGTCGGCCATCCCGATCGTCTGGGTGCCGAGGTTCAGGAACCCGCCGCCCGCGCCGGACTGGCCGAGGCGGATCAGGCCGCCCGCCAGTTCCCACACCCCGCCCTGCGCCGCGTCCTGGGCTTTCTGCAGGGCGTTCCCGCCGCCGAAGAACTGGCCCGTGGTCTTATTCAGCGACGAGCCGAGCGCCTCGCTCACCGTGAAGACCGACGAGACCCGTTTCTGCAACTGCTCGAACCCCTGCGCCCCGACCGCTGCGGCGGCTCCTGCCGCGACGATGGCCGGGACGACGGTGGACGCGACCTCGGCGCCCATCATCCCCCAGAAGCGGACCGCCTGCCAGCCGCCGCCCGCCCAGGGGACGAAACCGGGAGCTCCTCCTCCTCCGCCCCCGCCTCCTGCGGCAGCGCCAGCAGCGGCAGCCAGGGCCGTCCTGCCCGCACCGCCCCCGCCGGACCGCCCCTGCGCCGCGGCGAGAGCAGTGACTGCCGTCGCAGCCGCATTATGAGCGTTGGCGTTATCCCGCAGGATCTGCGTCTGCATCATCAGGTCAGCAGAGGAGTCCTGCGCGTTCTTGCTGATGACGACCATATGGTCTTCCATCCGGCCCATGGAGGAAGTCACCTGGTCCATCGACGCGGAGATGTCCCGCAGTTCGCGGATCATCGCGTCGCCGCCACCGCCGATGGTGACGTGCTTGTCGCCGAGGCCGTCCAGGGCAGCCTTGACCTTCGCGATCTCGGCTAGCGCACCGCCGGCGTCGACGCCGATGCGGATCGTCCGGTCACCGAGCGCCTTGATCTCCGCCTGGGTCTTCGCGATGGAGTCGACAAGTTCGCGGTTGGCCGCGATCATCCGCTGAACGCCGGCGATATACCCGGACGTTTCGGCGGAAAATTCTTGGGATACGCCCGGAAGTCCGCCTGGCACAAACCTCCCGGCTAAGGGTCGTACTTCCTGAACTCCTCGATCGCCACCCGCCGCAGCGACCCGTCATCGATCGCCTCGTCCGTGGTGGGACCGAGGAACGGGTGCTCCGGGAACTGCCCGTCCACGGGGAGCCGGGTGTGATGCCAGTGCGTTTCCCGGCCCGTATCCTTCCACTTCATCGTCTTGCCGCCCGACGGCTGCAGGACGCACCCGCCGAACTCGAGCAGCTTCGCGTGCCGGGCGTCGTTCCCGGCGATGGCGGTAGCCCGCAGTTCCCCCGACGCAGGGGTCCAGTACATGCTCCTGGCCAGAGTCCCCGACGCCGACGCAGGCGGGGCTCCGGGGCGGGCTCTGTGATACGCGCCGGGAGCATGGGTGTTGCGGGTCAGGGTGTCACTCGCCGTCCGGTCCGCGATGTACCGGGCCATCGCCTCGGCTGTCGCAGCGGCCCCCAGCTTCGCCCTGGCGAGCACCTGCTCCAGGTAGGCGACGTTCTCCTCCGGGGTGATGCCCATCGAGCACCCCCCGCAGCGTCCTGTGCTCGCCCTGGAGCGCCCCGAGAGGCCGGGTGCGGGTCGTGAGCACCGGGCGGCCGAACCCGAGCCCTACGCGCCTGTGGAAGCGGGCGTAGTCGCCGTGACGCGGGGGGCCGAACCCGAACGCCTCCGTCGGCTGCCCGGCGCAGAACCACCACACCGGCCGGCCCAGCGCCATCAGCTCCGCCGACTCGGCCCACGTGCCCCGCGCCACCCAGCCGCCGTGATGGTCGAGGAACACGCCGAACGCCGCCTGCCGCCGCACCTCCGGCCACAGCGCGAACCACTCCCGGTTGCCCCGGTACAGGTCCTCGCACACCAGCACCCGGACCTTACAGCCGGTCAGGGCGGCGAACGGATACTCGCGGGCGGCTTCGAGGACGGGAGAGCCGTACAAGGTCATCGGAGCCATCAGGTACAAGACCGGCAGCGACGAGGAGAGGGCGGGGCGCATGATAGGTTGCCAAGATGGCAGGAAAGCCTCATCAGATGGGGTCTACGGGGAGTCGCGTTGCCTCTAATATCCAGTGCCTGCGCCGGCTGCGTGGCTATTCTTACGCCGAACTAAGCCGCCGCCTCGCGACTCACGGCCATCCGATTCTGGATACAGGCATCCTGAAGATCGAGAAAGGTGCCCGGCGGGTGGACGTGGATGACCTCATGGCGCTGGCGGCAGCCTTGGAAGCCGACCCGGCGGTCTTGCTGATGGCTGACGTGAGGCGCATGCCTCCGGCGGCATGGGGTAGCCCTCCGAATGGCTTCACCTGCGGGACGACGGGATCGTGAGCGGCGCGGTCACCCTGCGCTACAAGGACCTGCTGATGGCGAATATCCGCGTGGCGCGGGCCCGGGCGCACCTTTCCCAGAAGGCCACTGCTGCGCGAATGAAAACGCTCGGCTTCGGCTGGACCCAGCAGATCATGAACGCCGTGGAGACCGGCGAGCGGCGGCTTCAAGCAGATGAGTTGCTCGGATTGGCGCTAGCGCTGGAAACAAGCCTCACGACACTAATGAGCCCCGGACCGGACGACCATGCCGTGATGCTGCCTGGCGGCAGCGTCCTCCCCGCAGCCTCAGTCGAGGGACTTTGCCGTGGACATAATGACGGTGCGGTGGGCTGGAACGGCAGGGCATCATAGGCGCATGACCTGGATGCGCCGGATACCTGGATTCGCCCGCGAGTGGTTCCTCGTTACCCGCGCCCTCGGAACCAGTGGCCCGTATCTGCTTGAGGAGAACGTGCGCTGTGACGCCAGCCAGTGGAGCCGCTACCTGCTCTATCAACGCTGGGTGGTCCGAGGCCCGTGCAAGCTGATCGAAGTCAAGGGCGACTGGAGCGATCCGGCAGATAGCCCGTCCTAGCCCTTCCTCGCCGCCATCCGCTCCAGCAGCGCGTCCACGACCGGTTTCATGTGCGCCTCCGCGACCGCGCCGACCTCGTACTGGCTGACCGACTCCCGTAGTTTCACCGGGTCAACGTCGCCGCGCTTCTCATACGCCTGCTCCAGTGCCCGCCAGATCTCCCCCGGCGAGGGGCGGATCCACCACGCCTTGTGGACGCCGTTGTAGAAAGGCGACCCCTCAACCTGGATGCCGTCCGGGTTCAGCTCCTCCATGCTCGAGCACCGCGTCGTGATCACGGGAACCCCGGCCGCCATCGCCTCGACGATCGGCAGCCCGAACCCCTCCCCGTACGTCGAGGCCAGGAGCACGTCTACGCACCCGTACCAGTCGTTCATGTCCTCCGCGGAGATCAGGCCCGCCGTGTACCTGTACTGGTCCACCACCATGCACTTGTCGGTGATCCCCAGGTTCTCCGCGATGGCCTCAAGGTCCTGCCCGCCGTCGCAGTGGACCCCCGTATGCAGGGCAAGCACCGAGTCAGGGTGGGAGGCGTTGAACTTCGCGAAGGCCAGCATCATCTCGGGGGCGGCCTTGCGGATCGCGTCGTTGTTCGCCGCGTTCACGCCCACGACGTAGGTGCTCTCGCTGATCCCGCACCGTTCCCGCAGCGCCGTCCGGTCCTGCGGCCTGAAGACGGAGAAGTCGATGCCGTGGGGCACGTAGAAAGCCTCGATGCCCTCCGCGGCGAACCGCGCCTGACCGAACCGCGACATCGCGATCAGCTGCGGCGCCGCCGCCTCCACCACGCCCCGGTCCGCCGTGCTCATCGGCCGGCAGTCCGCCGGCAGCCAGTGCGCCACCGGGATCTCCCGCAGCACCGCCGGGTCCAGCACCCACACGTCCCCGAGGGTGATCACCAGGTCCGGGTTCACGTGCCGGGCATGCTGCTGGAGGGAGGGGCTGCAGTACTGGCCTCCGAAGCCGGGCAGGACCGTCATGCCGTTCCACGTGGTGGCGCACCCCGCCAGCCCCCAGAACGTCGAGATGATCACCTCGTGGCCCATCTCGGCCAGCTTCTGCGTCCAGATGGCGGTCTGGACCCCGTACCCCGAAGCACTCCATGGGGCAGGGGCATGCCAGAGAATACGGGCCACTCGCGGCTCCTAGTCTTTGTCTTGCAGTTGCCTTGCGGCTTCCGCCTTGGCCTCGTTGATAACCGGGAGCCAGAACAATTCATCGTCGGTCAGCTCGTCTACGATCCGCGGGTCCCAGCCCCGCTGATCCGCGAACTTGTCGTAAGTGAGCATCCGGACAGGGAAGTTCGCGGGGAGCCGGAAAGCGGGCGGGTCTCCCGGCCGCAGATGCCGGTCGATGAACCACTGCGTCAGTTCGTAGGCGGCGTTTTTGGGTCAGACGACCCGCCGTTCTTGATCTTGTCGAGCATGGGCCTCAGCGCCGCGTGCAACTTCCAGAAGTCCTCCTCTTCAAGGTCGCTGATCACCGACTTCGCAGCGGCGACCGAGCCTGGCAGGGGAACCTGGAAGGACCATGCGGTGATCAGCCGGTGCGCGAGCGCAGCGAACTGCGCGTCATCCAGCCCCTGGTACGAGACGGACGTCGCGTTCCCGTCCTGGGCGATCGGGACCTGGGCCGCATCGTGCACCGCGAAGATGTCGCCGCCCTTGATCTTCTCGCGGATGTCTATCCAGTTCACGCTTCCGTCGGGCTGCTGACTGAGCAGTTCGATACGGGGCATTCGCGCCTACTTTCTTGATATCTGGGATATCGATCCGGGCCGGATGTCCGGTTTAGTACGTTGCGGTGTTATTGACCAGAGTTATGGTGCCCGGTCCCAATCCGCCCGATCCGCCCACATCTGTGGCGTTTGCGACCGATTCGTACGAATTTGAGTAGCCGATCAACTGGCCGCTGTTGGTGATCTTGGACTTAATGTTGGCCACCTGGCTCATGGTGAAGGTCAGGGTGAACGGCGTACCTGAGTTGGGAATGCCCGAGTTGCTCACCGTAATATTCATAGGTGCTTGAGCGTTCAACAACATAAGATCAAGAGGGGCTTCGGTGTTAGTTGGCTGCCAGTCCACCTGGCCATCCATCGTCAGAGGCCCGCGGGCGATGATGTACGGGGTCTGCGTGCCCGCCACGATCCAATAGGTCTGGAGGGCGCGCTTCACGCTGAGGCTGAAGTTCCCGATACCCGCATAACTGCCGGATGAGCTCACGGTGTTGCCTGCGACGACGACGGTCGAGTTCCAGCTCGGGATCGGACGGGAGTTGGTCGTCACGTTGGTGATCGCCGTCCCGGCGGCTACGGAGAGCCACGACTGCCCGGAGAATTTCACGCCGAGTAGCTGCTCGGCGTTTCCGCTGAAGTCCAGCGTCGAGATCGCGGCGCTTGGATACATGCGGGCGCCGAAGGTGTTGGTCGGCGCGGTGCCGTAGGTCGCGCTGCTGAACACGTTCACGATATTGGTGACGTCCGTCAGCGTGTGCGTCGGCGGCTGTGCCCCATAAGCCCCGCCGTATCCTAGGGCGGAGTTCAGCGCCGCGAACTTGTGCGTGAAAGGCGTCCCTGCAGTCTGCACCGTCTTGGCCGTGGGGTGCGTGAAACGCAGCGGGTTGTTGACGAAGTTGACCACGTTCGAGGCTGCGGTCGAGCTGATGACAACGACCTCAGCGACGGACCCGGTGTCGATCTGGATGGTCGCGTTCGCCGTGTAGGCGGCTGGCGGCGCGGCGGCCAGCGTGATGTTCGTAGACCCGACCGGCAGGACGCCGGAGGTGGTCGACGGGTTGGCCAGCGACGACCCCACAGTGGACAGGTCGCCGAACACGTTGTCGAAGAAGTACCCGTCCGAGTCGAGGAAGTTCGGGCCGCCGAAGGAGAACTGCGCACTCTCGACGCCAAGCGTCTTGTAGAACAAATCGGTCATACTGCCCCGAATTGCCTTATCGTCAAGAAACTTAGGCATATCCTCCGGGTCGTACTGAGCCTGCTCTACCGGATGCGTGACCACCGGGACCAGGGGCGTGCCCGCAACCTGCTCCCGGGCAACGCCGAGATACCTGAGGACATTGGGGTATACGTTCGGGCCACCGAGCGCCACACGCCGCCTTTCCTCCGCACGGAGGCGGAGCTATGAATTACCGATGATGAAAAGCGCCGGGAGCCGCTAGCCCTCTGCGGAACCCTGCTCAGGATCGTCCGAGGGCAGGTCTGTGCCGCCGTCCTGCTCGCCGGTCAGGTCAGGGGGCACGCCGTCCCCCTCGGCCGGCGTGCCCTCGCCCGGAGTGCCGCCCTCGGCCGGCACGAACCACGGCTCCGGGAGGTCCGGCACGACATGCCCCGACGCGGGAGCGATGTCGTACGTCTCGCCCGGTACGGCATGCAGCGTCTGCCCGGTCTCCAGGTTGAGGTAGTCGGTGAACGTCAGCGGCTCGTGGTGGGCGTAGACGACGCGCATGGGGCTCCTTGCTAAGCGTTGATGACTTCCCACACGGTGACCTGCAAGAGCGCGTCGTACCTCAGCCAGCGCTCATCGGCTGTCGCCTCGACCCCGGTCCGGTACCTGATCGACTCGCCCACGTTGCAGATGCTCGACGTCAGGTTCGTCGCCGGGTCAGTCGCCACGTACGGGTTCGGCAGGCTGTACCGCAGCGCCATCATCACGGTGTCGACGATGGCGGGGAACTTCGGGTCTGCCTGCGTGCCGGAGTTGGCACTGAACCAGGTGACGTAGACGTCCATCTGGTGCTGGAGGCCCTTGGTGCCCGACGGGGTGCCCGGCCCCTTGTTGCGGGGGATGGTGCCGCCGAGTTCGCCGGAGCGGTTCTCGATGCCGTCCGACGGCCAGATGTAGATCGCCGGGACCTTCGCCTGGATGCGGGGGTCGGGCGGGGTGATGTAGGCCTTGGCGGCGGGGATGTTGTACGGAAGTTCCAGGCCATCGAGCAACGAGAGCAGGAACTGCTGCGTCATCACGATGGGCAAGAGGACGCTCCTCCCGCCTGCTGGGGCATCATGAGGGCGTGAGGACCATGGACCAGCTGGCCGCGATCCCCGAGCCGGAGGGCGTGACGCTGTACCGGGTGGCGGTGCAGGCTGTCTGGCGCAAGCCCGAAGGCCTCACGGTCCTCGTGGCGCACGTCGGCGGCTCGGCCGGCGTCGAAGGGCGGGGCGTCACGTACCGCGCGCTGCTGCCCGTCGCCCTGGACGATGCGCACGACCTGTCATGGCAAGGGCCGAAAGCCTTCGTGTGGCCTGACTGCGGTGACCGGCGGGGCGTGATCCGCTGGCAGGTCAACGTCGTCGGGTTCGTCGAGCCGGAGGCGCAGGCTGCGTTCGATGCCGTGTGTGCTGCGATCGAGCGCTAGGCTTTGCGCGCCTTCGTCGGCGCGGCTGCCTTCTGCGCCTGCGGGGAGCCGGACGGCCCCTCGGACTTGGACTCGCCTTCCTGCCGCATGATGCCCCCGGTGCGCCGCTGGTGGTGAACGGCGCGGCGGCTGCGGCAGTGCGACCCTCTCCTGCTGCCCACGGTGCCTCCTCAGTTGCCGGTGCTGAGTGCGGCAGTACCGGTGTTGACCACGTAGTTCGGGTAGGTGGCGGTCACAGTCGACGTCCACATGTTGGGGTACCAGTGGATGCGCATGCAAGCGCAGCCGTGGCAGTGGTGAGTGGCGCGCTCGGCGCGGAGCTTCTCCACCTCGGCGCGCAGGTCGCGGAGGGTGTCCGCTACCTCGCGGTCGCGGAGTTCGCGCACGGCCTCGGTGAGCTCGGTCAGTTCGTCGCGGACGTTCTTGTCGGCCATGCGTTTTCTCCCTGGGTAAATAGTTGAATGATCAGATCGTGCGGCGATACGCGTGGATCAGCAGTTCGCCCTCTTCGATGAGCGCACGCGCCCCCGAGTCCGACGACTGTGCCGCCCCGCCGACCGCGTGGATCGTCGTGGACGTCGCGCCCCTCGTCAGCGCTTCCGCAGTGGCGAAGTAGATGCACGCCTGCTCGATCGAGCCGGGGATGGTCGTGACGAGCGTCCCGGCCTGGTGCGGGTAGCCGAGCGGCGAGGACAGGGTGAGCGTCCCCGGACCCGCGGCGACCGAGGATGCGGTGACGTGGACGGCTTCCTGCTGCCCGGAGTCCACGACCCTGCCGGTAGCACCCGTGTAGGTGCCGTAGTAGCTGGTGATCGCCCACCCGGTGCAGTCGTTGACCGCGATGGTGGTGTCACCTGCGGCGCAGGCGGCGGTGAGGGAGCAGTGCGGGTA